TCATCCTTAGCCTTTTGCACCAACAGTTGCAGCGCAAACGCAGTGGCCTCATCGGTGCCTGCGTCCTTTTGTGCCCGCTCACGCTCGGCCATGGTCAGCGGTGTGCTGTAAAACTCAAACGTGCTGCCGTCGCTGAGTTCAACTTTCTTCTTGATAGGTGTTAGGTTGGCCGCTTTTTTAAGCCGGTCAAGCGCGCGGATTGCCATGGTTGTTAGGTGTATGACAGCAATCTAAACACAAAAAAGCCCCAGCGCAAGGCCGGGGCGATTAATGCCTTACGACTTGCTGAAGTCAAATGTAGGAGCAGCCGACGGACGGAATGCAATTTCCACCATCTGTGCGTCATCAGGGTTAGCCGTCAGGCTGGCTGATGTCAGGATGACAGGTACAAGGATCGACCGGCTGGTGGTCTCGTTGACAGTGCCGCTGGCAATCACGCGGTCAATGTAAAGCTTCATCTGAGCGCCGGACTGGTTGCGCTGGATCACGTCCTCGACCATGCGGCTGGCCAGGTTGGTGTCGTCATCAGTGATGTACACCATGGCCGAACCTTCACCGTCAGCAAAGCCGGTGATATAAGCGCGGAACGGGGCGTACTGAGCCGACTCTTGACCGATGGTGGTGACGTCGATCTCCTCGCGGGTGATTTCAAAGCTCCATTCCCGCACTTCGCCAACCGCAGCGGGAGCGGTATAGGTGATACTGGCGAAGTTGGCGCCAAAGCCGCTAGGAGCAGCGGTTGCAGTGGCGGCAGCGCCACCAGCAGTGCTGCTGATGGTCATGATGCCGGTGCTGGCGACGTAGGTCTTAACGAAATAGGCACCAGCAGTAATGGCGTTGGTGGTGGTAGCGCCAGCGGGGTAGGCCAGGGTCACGGGGTCGTTGACCTTAAAGCCCAGGTAGGTGCCAACGGTGATGTTGGAACCGGTCGATGGGAATGCACCTGCGGCAAGCGTGGTCACGCTGGTGCCTGCGGGTGCGTAATAAAGTGCGCCGGACGTACCGGACAGAACAGTTGCCATGAGCCTGTGAGCGGTAGTTGGCTTGCGTCAGTCTAACTCAGTTTAAATACGCCTCAAAAGTAATCGTCAACTGCGTCTGGTAATACGGCTCAGGCGATGCTGGCGTGACCTGCGCCGGACCCGATGCTGCGTCAAAGTTGATTGCTGACACCGTCTTACGGTCAAACAAATCTTTGACGCGCTCTGCAATGGTGAAATTAGCGCCAGCACCAAGCCCGACTGGGGTAAACACGTTCACGGTCAGCGTGCCGTTTTGCCGGTTCATGCCGACGCCACCAGTGGGCAGCAGCGTCGCGTAGGCGTTATCGCCAAAGCGTATGAACACCTGCAGCCATGGCGTGTTGTTGGGTGGGCTGTACGGGACGTTCTGGTAGCTGACCGGGTATGCCGGTGCAATGGCCATCTCGGTGGCGATGCGGCCTTCAATGGCAGCACGGACGTCGTTGTAGGTGCTGCTCATGATTCCCTACCGATGCGGTTTGCATTGGTCTGGACAAAACCCTGGATGTCCTTGGCGATGCCTTGCACCCAGCCTGGCTGTGCTTGCTTGCTGGTGCCATTGGCCAGCGGTTCAGCATATGGCAGGTTGTTGTGGACGCTGTAGACGTTGCCTACGCGTTCTTGGCCGTAGCCGAGTCTTTGAATAGGCAACACTTCTTGAGTGCTCCTGCCGCGTTTGGATGTCTTGAAAGTTTTGCCTGTATCGAACTGCCCTTCCGATGCAATGCCTCCAGGTGCTGCATTCTCACCAACCTGCCAGCTAGCGCGAAACCTACCGGTATCGACCGGGCTGGCCAGTTTAAGGCGGCTGTCGGTCTCCAGCACCGCAACGCGTAGCAGCTTTTCAAACTGCTCGGTGACATAATCGCCGACTTGGTCCAGCTTGATATTGCGTGCCATCAGTCTCTCAGGATTAGTTCATAGGTGATGGCCGTATTGTCCTGCTCAATCGTGCGTACCTCAATAATTTGCAGGCTGCGGTTGCTGATGATGACACGATCAGCTGTCGTTGGTGCACTTGCTAGGTCAGCCGCTGCAATGATCAGCCGCTTGTCGCCTTGCTGCACCAGGTCGTTGACCTCACTGCGGCGCACGTCTTCCAGTACGCCACGCACTGTGGTGTCTGTGGCTGTCTCGGCCGATGCGCCTGTGGTCGTGTTATACGCGCCAGCGGTCACACTGCGGAACGTTGCCTCGCCGCCAAAGCGTGCCATCAGCTTGCTGGCAACCTTCCGTAACGGACTAGCTAATGCCATCAGAGCTTATAAGCAACGCAGTGGCCGTTCTGCAGCTTGATGCTGGTAAACACGCCGTACAGCGTGGTTGCAGCGCTGAATGACTGGCCGGATAACGTGTTGCCGTCGTAGTTTTGAGCAATGATGGTATCAATATGGGTGTTGGTCGTGAAGTGAATCGCTCCCCAGCGCCCTGTTCGTGTAGCAGTATCACTGACGAAAGTAGCACCGATTGAATAATCAATACCAAAAAAATTAGGTTCGCTCATGATCAGATCCTGTAGGCGACGACTTTGCCGCTAGCCAGCGTGACGCTTGTGAACACGCCTTCGATAAAATCGCCCTTGCCAAGTGGAACCGACGTAAAAGCGTTACCGGTTGCGTTCTGCACCGTAGCTGTACTGATCACAGCATCGGCAACGGCATATAGCTTGAAGAATCTGCCGGTGTGTGCAGCCGTGTCGCTGATGTACTCAAAGCCAATGCTGTAGTCATCCATGGTCAGCTCCTGCGGATAGCGACGTTGCCCGGTCCGCTAATTCTAAGGCCAGTTAGGTAACGCTCCATGATCGGCGGCACCTTGTCCGCACCAACAGCGCCGTAGCCGAGGTTTGGCGTCACGTCAAGGCTGCCGATCTTGACGTTCTTGTAATCCTCCAGTCCGCTCAGGCCAAGCCCGTCCGGGTTGTTGTGCAGGTATGTTGCCAGCACGACCTGCGCATATTGCACCTGCGTTGGGATTTCGGTATCGGTAAAATAATCCGTCGTGATGCGGAACGGGAACCCAACCGCGTAGGTGTTGATATAGGTATCAGGCTTGCGCACACCAGTACGCGGCCACTGCAGCGCCTGCGTATCGGTCGCTCGTGCGCCAAGGAATCGCTCACGGTCTAGCCGTTGCGTCGCGGTAAACAGCGCCCGGTTCTTTTGGTCAGTGGTAGCTGATGCCCATGCTGTAACATCAGCATCCTGGACAAAACCGTCAATGATCGCCTGCGCTGCTGCCAGCGTCAGGTAACTGTTTGCGTCGGCCGCGCCTGGCGTGGCCACGATTGTGATTGCCATCGTCAGGCTCCGGTATGTCTAGTTTAGGCTCTGGCATAGAAAGAGAGGCCACCTCCGTAGAGGCAGCCTCACGATCACGCAGTCGCCGGAAAGCGAACAGCCCCATCAGATGCGCTTAAGCAGCACGCTGATGATCACACCAGCCAGAGCAGTGGTGGTGCCGGTCACGTCCAGAGACAGACGATCGCCAGCCTCCAGGGTCAGGTTGGCGGCGGTGCTGGTCAGTTCACCAGAATCGGCAGCATCGAACTTCTGCTCAGTCAGAGCAGTGCCCTTGAAGTCGATCTTGGTGGAACCGAGCAGGTCATCACCAGCAGTGGCAGCCTCGGTGCCTTGGCAACGACGGATCGTGCCAGAAACAGCAGAGCCGTCACTGCCGGCGGTGGCGTGCACCTCACGGATGCTGACCACTTCGCACTTCACCGGAGCGGTGTAGAACTGCACATCAGCCACCGAAGAGGCGATGCAGTGGGTAGCAACGATGTACTGCTCGGTTGACAGTTCAAACTGGGAAGGTTGTGCCATGGTTAGTTACCTCAATCAAAGTTGGAGGTGTTGGTGGCGCGCACGATGCCGAGGTTCTTCAGCTCGTACACCTTCGACCAGTTGCCGACGGTTTCCAGCTGACCGCGAGTCGGGTTGACCGTGGTCACGCCCCACTTGGCGCCAACGGGGTGGTAGCAGTAGTGCAGGTCGATCGACATGGCATCGCTCTTGGCGAGGATGTCACGGTCGGTTTCGGTCTGCATTGCGAGCTGCTCACCGCTGGCCACTGCTCCTTGGGTGAAGAAGTAAGTGGCATACTCGGTCGAGCTGCCGCTGCCGTCGGTTTGGACATCATCCGACACGATCACGCGCAGGCCCATGTAGGTGGGGACTGTGGGATTGCCGTAAGCGCCAGCAATGCTGCCGCCTACGAAGTCGGTGACGCTGGAAGTCAGACGTGCGTCGGTCTCGGTCACGTAATCAATAGCGCGACGCTCAACCAAGTCGTAGTAGACCTTGGAGTGCATACACACAGCAGCCAGCTTGTCGCCTTGGTCGCCCAGCAGGCTGCGGGCTTCGGCAACGTGACGAGGGCTCAGCGTGGTGGGAGTATCGCCAGACTCGCCGTCAATGGTCAGGCCAAAGAAAGCAGCAGAGCTGGAGGTAGAACCCAGACTACCAAACACACCGCCGAGGCAGGACAACAGGTCCTTTTGACGCTGGTTAGCAACGTAATCAGCGATTTTGGCGCCGATAGCAGCCATGGGGTCAGCGCCAGCAGCCAGGGCTGCAAGGTCGCGGGCCTCAAAGGCGCGGCCACGGTGCAGGATCACGCCGACTTGCTTATCAGCGGTGATTTTGCCGGGGGTCAGCGAGGTGCTGTCGGTCAGCACTTCGAAGTCGCCGGACAGGTTGGCTTTCCAGAAGGGGACGTTGATAAAGTCACCACCCTCAGAAGCATTCAGCTCCGCCATGGGCTGCACCACACCGCTAGCCAGGAAGGCATCACGCTGCGTGGTTTGCTCAATGACGTAAGGCGTAAAAACCTCTGGGATGATGATGTCAGAGCGAAGAGTCGCCATGATTCATCTCGAGAAATGGTTTACGGTTGTGGGCGCAGCCCAATTCACCAGCGCAGCCGGGTGCCATCATCCTAGCGATTTGCTGTAGCTTTCAATCGCTCATATAGATCGCGATCAGTCCGGAATAGCCTTGCCTGCTCAGTCAGATTGAATGATTCTCGACTGAATGGATTTGACATCCCAGCAGGCACACCACCTGAACTGGCCCCTGCTGATGGTGCACCACTGCCCTGTGGTTTGGGTTGCTTCTGCATCCAGCTTGGCAGCGTCTTGGCCCATTCGCTAACGGGTGTGCGCTGGTAGCCATCGACCACCACGACAGTGCCATCAGGGTCGCGTTCGATCTGATCAGACTTCAATTTGGTCTTGAGTACTAGATCAGGATCATGTACGATATCGGCCAATGCCGTTACCGCTGGTGTGACAAGCTCCAGCTCACGCACGCGTGATTCAAGCTCTGCAATGCGCTTGTCCTTTTCCGTCGTCGCCTCACGGAATTGGGCTTCCAAAGCTTGTCTTGCTTCTTGATACTTTCCTTGTGACTCCAGTTGCTGTTGTTCATAATTCCTTTTGAACTCAAGCAGCTCATCGACATTGACGCCATCAGGCAGCTTGGGCGCTTTGGATTTTGCTGCGCGCAGCTCAGCAATCAGCTCTTGGTTTTTGCGTTCAAGCGCTTCGACACTGCGTTGCAACGTTTCAGCATTGTCCACAGGTGCCGCAGGCTCCTGGGTTTGATTTTCGTCAGACATGCTTATCCCGCAGGGATATAGTGCATATCTAATTTACCACTTCTCGCGGTTTGCCCAATATGCAGCCGACATTTTGCCCTTGGAGATATTTCTGGCGTGCCTTGCTTTGAACGATGCCCGTCTGACTCTGTCTGCTGCTGATTCATCCTTGCGCGGTGGACTGCCGCTGACGCCCTGCTGACCGAACCTGATCAACTTGACGGTCTCGCCTTCTTTGGCCAGCACCGCATGGGATTTGGTCGGGTGGTTTGGCGTGCGCTTGGGTTTGTTGTACCCCTCGAACTGCTCGCCGCGATAGGTGATCATCGCCGTGGTGCGGGTTTCAGCTCTGACCGTTTCTTGATGACCGCGTTGCCGGTTGACTCAGATTTGATGCGCACGATCGGGTCGTCCATGCTGCCGACGCGTGTGACACTACCGCCGCCTTGCGTTGGTATGGTCGCCCGCTCGCCGCCAATGCTGGTGATCACGCCAAAGGTGCGTGTGCCTTGGTAGTTCCAGCGAACCCGGTCGCCGCGTTTCATTTCTTTTTGCCGCCTTTCTTGGGCATGGGCTTTTGAGGCTTGGCTGGTCCGGTGTACTTAGGCATCACTTTTTACCTTTGGTTTTACGGGCTTTACCAGCTTTGGACAGCGCAATGGCAATGGCTTGCTTTTGCGGTTTGCCTGCTTTCATCTCAGCCTTGATGTTGGCCGAAATGGTCTTCTGTGAACTACCTTTTTTCAGGGGCACCGTACCGAGCGCGGAGATGCTCCAAGGTTAGCTCTGACCCGTCATCACGCACCAGCTTGGCTAGCGCGTTCTGCGGTCCGTACTTTTGTGACAGCCTTCTAAAATACTCAACCTTACCGGCTCCTAACGCCATTGCCTGACGCTGCAGCAAGTCGGCATCAGTCTCGCCTTTTTGTTTCTCCTTTAACCACTGACCATAAGATTGATTCGCAGGCACCTGTCCCCCTTGGCTAGCACGGGTGCCTACTGGTGGCGGCGTAAACCCTAGCTCGTCGTAGTCTATGACCGGAATGGTCGTGCTACGACAGTTGAAGTGCTGCGGTGGTGTCGGGCCTTTGCCATACCGAAACTCTTGGCCGTCCAACGCCCGGCAGATTGCGCTGGTGCGCGTGTCGAGCGTGGCGACGTACCTGTATTTCTTGGTGATGTCTTGATTAGCCTCATACACCTGCTGGCTGGCGCTGTTGGCCACCTGGTTAATGCTGGTGCGCACCAGGGTGACGATCTGATTGTCGGCTACTGCTGTCGCCTGCCCGCCTGCCGCGACAAGCTGCCGCACGTTACGCGCACGCTCGCCAAACTCAAGGTTGCCGATCAACCGCTTGGCGATAGCTGGCGTCGGCTCACCGGTAAGCAAGCCTTGCCGCACCACCTGCGAAAACCGCTCTGCCTGATCGACGGCGATGCCCCTGAATGCCTTGGTAACTGTCTCGCCATTGGGCAGCGTGATTGTTGCGCCCTTGGCAGCGGTCAGATTGAATACGCCAGTGCCGGCCTGCTGCGCTAGGGCCTCTGCGCCATAGACCGACTTGAACAGGTCATCGCTTAGCGCTACCACGTTCAACTGTGTCGGGTCGGTCGTGACGACCGATTGCGCAAATTGCGGGCTGATCTCTACGGTGTTTACGGCGTCACGAACGCCAACCGGTAACGCCTTGCGTAGCTGATCTGCCACGAACTCAGACTGCAGCTCAGCGATGCCCTGCAGCTCCCTAGCCGTCAGCTCGGTGCTGTCGCCCGCCCAGGTTGCAAGCGAGTCCTTGAGTTGCGCCAAGATGCCACGCAACCTGGCAGCTTTGACCGGTGCGGCTAGGTCGTCGATCGTGCGCAGTTGATTAACGCTGTCGACGATGATGTCGTTGTAAGCATTGATAATCCGCCGCGCAACGCTATTGCTAAAGCGATTCAGGTCAATGGCATTGCGGTATAACGCTTCCATCAGATGATGCCTAACTGGTCAGGTTTGTATTGCGACCGGATGCTGACATTAGCGCCGCGCTTTAATGCACCCTGCACTGCTGCAGCGAAGGCGTCGTAACCATTCTGGCCGTCTTCCATAATGCGCAGCTCGTCCACTTCATCGGCCTTGCCGTCTTTGTACCACGTCAGTCGTATTACCGCCAGCACTTCATCCGGCAGTTTGCACATCGTGTAATCAAGCTCCTGCTTCCTGGGCTTCTTCGGCTCCATCCAGATCATCAGGTCCACTAGCCAGTCTGTCAGCTTGTCCAGCAGACGGTAGATCAAGCCCCGCATTGGATGTGGCCTCCAGCTCCTCGTCTACATCAAAGTTATCGCCCAGCACATCGCCTTCGGCAAGCTCACGCAAGAGCGTTTCTTGGCTGATGGTGCCAGCGGTGTAAAGCGACAGCA